CAAGAAGATATAAAGGTTGGGACGGTAAAGTAAGATTATACTCACCTGCTACTGGAGAGATCTATTGCGGTTTAATAAATTATCTAACTGACTGGGCAAAGGAAAAGGGATATCATTATGAGTATTTGGAATCTCAACACTTTGGTCATCCCAAGGATCAGAATGATTTAATAACTCCTGAGTCTGTAGTTGGATTTGTAAAAGCTTTACGTCTTCCTGTAAAGGTTCGGGACTACCAGTACGCAGCAATATACGAGTCCCTACGATACAACAGAGCACTCCTATTGTCGCCAACTGCAAGCGGGAAAAGCCTAATGATTTATTCATTGGTTCGATTTCATGTGAATGTTAAAAGGAATGTACTTATTATAGTACCAACTACATCTCTTGTCGAACAAATGTATAAAGACTTTAAAGAGTATGGTTGGAATGTTAAAGATCATTGCCATAGAATTTATGGTGGTAAGGAAAAGTATACTGACCACAATGTAGTTATATCAACTTGGCAATCAATTTATAAGGAACCACGTAAATGGTTTGAAAGGTTTGATGTTGTGATTGGTGATGAGGCTCATTTATTTAAAGCTAAATCGCTTACTGCAATTATGCATAAGTTGCATAGTTGTAAATATCGTATTGGATTTACTGGTACTTTAGATGGTACTGAATGTAATCAGTTAGTGTTGGAAGGTGTGTTTGGTAAATGTTCTAAAATTACTAGGACATCTGATCTAATGAAGAAGGGGTATGTTGCTAAGTTAAAGGTGGAGGTTATTGTATTAAAACATGATGAACAAATCTTTGAGGGCTATCAAGATGAAATGGAATATCTTTGTGAGCATGAACAACGTAATCATTTTATCCGTAACCTAGTATGTGATCTTAAGGGAAACACATTGGTACTATTCAACTACGTGGAGAAGCACGGGCTACCTTTGTATGAGATGATAAATAGTCATACCGACAGACCAGTACATTTAGTTTATGGTGGAGTGGATGTCGATGATCGAGAACAAATTCGTAAATTAGTAGAACATGAAAACAACTCAATTATTGTTGCCAGTTATGGCACTTTCAGTACTGGGATTAACATTAGGCGGTTGCACAACCTCGTCTTCGCCAGTCCCTCCAAGTCCAGAGTCCGTAATCTCCAATCAATTGGAAGGGTTCTCAGGAATTCCAAAGACAAAGTAGAAGCAACTTTATATGATATAGCTGACGATATTAGTAGAGATAATGGGAAGAACTATACTCTTCTCCATCTCTTTGAGAGATTGAAAATATACAAAGAAGAAAATTTTAATTATGAAATTGTAGAGATTAAACTCAAACCTCATGGCAATTAATTACGCTAGACATGAAGAAGAATTTCATGGAGTTTTCAAACTCGTCAGTGGAGAGGAAGTGCTTGCCAAGGCTGTATTAACAAATGAAAATGAAGAGACTCTATGTTTTCTTCAAGACCCTGTATGTATACAAGTGGTCAATCAGGATATGGGTAAGGGGAAAATGATGAGAGGTATGGGATTTCACAAGTGGATGCAATTATCTGATGAAGACTTTTTTATAGTTAGAGAAAAGGATGTGTTAAGTGTTGCCTCTATGTCTAAAGAAGTTATGTTTATGTATGAAGGATTTTTAGCGAACGAGGAAGCACCACATAAAACAGCCGAGCGTACGGCTCGTAGAGAAACAGAATTAAAAAAGACTCAAGGATACATAGGATCCATTAAACAAGCTAGACAAATATTTGAAAAACTATATTACTCATAGTATATCCCTGAACCCTTAACATGGTTAGTCTATATAAATTTGACAACTTTGTCAAGCTCTATTATAATGTAATCATAATCGAACACCGATATGAAAAGAGTTGCTAAGAAGAAAGAACACTATGTTAATAATGCAGACTTCCTAGCTGCCATTGTTAAGTATAAGGATAGGGTTGAGATTGCTGAGAAGCAAGGTCTGCCTAAACCTCGTGTCAATAATTATATTGGGGGATGCTTTTTAAAGATAGCAACACACCTATCTTATAGACCAAACTTTATCAACTACATGTATAAAGATGATATGGTTTGTGATGGCATAGAAAATTGTATACAGTACATAGATAATTTTGATCCAGCAAAGAGTAAAAATCCATTTGCATATTTTACACAGATAGTGTATTATGCGTTCCTACGTCGTATTGCTAAAGAGAAACGCCAGATGGACATCAAAGATAAAATTTTAGAGAAGTCTGGATACGAGCATGTATTCTCAACTGATGGTGATACTAGTGCTGATTATGGTGGCATAAAGAATCGTGTTGAAATGAATCAGAAGAGATGAAGATCTTACTGATAACAGATCAACACTTCGGTGTCCGTAATGACAATCTTCATTTTGTTGAGCACTATAGAAAGTTCTATAGTAAAATTGTAATACCCTTTCTTAAAGCATCGGGTATTAAAGAGATTATAAATTTAGGTGATACGTTTGATAGACGTAAGTATGTTAACTTTATGTCTCTTGAAGCAGCGAAGGAGATGTGGTTTGATCCTGTTAAAGAATTAGGATGTAAGATGACTGCCTTGGTTGGTAATCATGACATATATTATAAGAACACATTAAGGATTAACTCACCAGATGAGTTGTTAGGAGGATATGATATAGATGTTATCACTGAACCCAGTACCCGTAATTTTGACGGTACTGACATTCTATTACTTCCTTGGATATGTGATGAGAACTACGACAGAACCTTACGAAGCATCACAGAAAGTACTGCACCTGTCTGTATGGGCCATCTTGAGCTTAACGGCTTTGAAGCTCATCCAGGTCATGTCATGAATACTGGTACTGATATGACTATGTTTAAACAGTTTGAGAAGGTATTCTCAGGACACTATCACACTAAATCTCATAGGGATAATTGTTATTATCTCGGCAACCCATATCAATTATATTGGAATGACTACGGACAAAAAAGAGGGTTCCATGTCTTTGATACAGAGACTCTACGAACTACTTTCTATAGAAATCCCTTTGACACTTTTCATAAGTTGTATTATAATGGTGGAGTTACTATCCCGCCTGAAGAAGAAATTAAAGGAACCTTCGTCAAACTCATAGTAGAGGACAAGGGTGATTATGCTAAGTTTGATTATGTAGTGAGGCAACTCCAAGATATTGGTTTAGCCGATCTTAAGATTGTAGAAGATTTGAGTGTTGATTTAGAAAAGGGTGATTCAGTTGTAGAGACTGAGGACACCATGACATTACTAGACAACTACGTCGATGAAATTGATCTTAAGGTTAATCGAAGTAATGTTAAAAACATTATGAGATCATTGTACTTAGAAGCTTCTGAACTTTAATGTTTATTTTAACTGAGAAAGATACTGGTGGCGTATACGCTCTTCCAAATAATGATAACGTTAAAACCGTTCATATGTTTGAGCAAGAGGATGACGCTGTAAGATATCTTGAACAGTTACAAGCTATCGATTACAAAAGAACACTAGAATTAATGGAAATAGATGTTGATGCTGTTGCCATTAATTGTGATAAATTTGGATATGCTTATTCAATAGTCACTAAAAATGATTTAATTTTACCTCCAACTAAATCGGAATGATTACATTTGAAAGTATTAAGTGGAAGAATTTTCTTTCCACTGGTGATCAATGGACTGAAATACAACTTAATGATATTCCTTCCACTTTAATTGTTGGGACTAATGGTGCTGGAAAGAGTACCATGTTAGATGCTTTATGTTTTGGCCTTTTCAATAAACCATTTAGAAAAATTAATCGAGGGCAATTAGTTAACAGTATAAATGAAAAGGGTTTAAAAGTTGAAGTATGTTTTTCTATTGGTAAAGATGAATACAGAGTTTTCCGAGGTGCGAAACCAAACCTATTTGAGGTTTATAAAAATAACAAGATGGTTGACCAAGACGCTGCTGCCAAGGACACCCAGAAATACTTGGAGCAATCAGTCCTTAAACTCAACTACAAAAGTTTTACCCAAGTTGTCATACTTGGTTCATCCACATTTGTACCCTTCATGCAATTGGGAGCAAGTGTCAGGAGAGAAGTTATCGAAGATCTACTCGATATCCAGATCTTCTCACACATGAATACTCTGTTAAAAGACAGAGTTAGAGGTCAAATTGCAAAAAATAGAGACACTATTTATTTAAAAGAAATTGCAGAAGAGAGAGTTTTATCTCAGGAAAGATTAATTAATTCTTTAAAAGAAGTTAATACGAATAGGAAGGATGAAAAGAAAGAGAAATATGAATTAAATGAAACTAAAATAAAAGAAAAAAGTAAACAAAAAAAATCAAAGCAACGGAAGTTAAAGAAATTAGAAGACGGTTGTCAGGGGATTGAAACACAGCGTACGTTATTACAGGGGTTGCGTGATAAACAAACTGAAAACAAAACTGAATTAAAGAGACTCACTAAAGAAATAAAGTTTCTTGAAACTCATGATGAGTGTCCTACATGTACACAAGTAATTGGTGATGCATTTAAAGAAAGTAGAATGAGTTCTTTAACAACAACTGGATCTGGATTAACTAATGATGCTGAAGGTTTAACAAAAAATATTGATGAGGCTGTAGATATTATTAATAAGATAGAAAAAATATGTGAGGAAATGTATAACGTTAGAAGTGAAGTGTCATCTTTAGAGAGGGATGTAGTTAGATTAGAAAAAGAAAATTTGAATATAGATAAAGAATTAGAGAATTTAACTAGTCCTAAGATTGATGAAGAGAGTGAGGAATTAGACAAATTAACTGAACAACTTAACTTAATAGAAAATGATTGTGCAAACTCTAGTCAGACATTGGATGAGTATAATATTATTGGAAAGTTACTGAAAGATTCTGGTATTAAGAAGCAGATCATAAAGAAATATATTCCTATATTTAATGGACTCATCAATAAATATCTTCATACAATGGATTTCTTTGTTAACTTTACATTAGATGAAGAGTTTAATGAAGTAATTAAAAGTAGATTTAGAGATGAGTTTAGTTACGCTTCTTTCTCCGAAGGTGAGAAACAGAAGATTGACTTGGCTCTTCTTTTTACATGGAGAGAAGTTGCACGTATGAAAAACTCTGCTGCAACTAATCTTCTCATACTTGATGAAGTATTTGATAGTTCCTTAGATGCTTCTGCTACTAGTGAATTACTTTCTATACTTTTGAAGTTGGGAGGAGGAACTAATCTATTTGTTATATCACATAAGGGTGATATACTTATGGACAAATTTAAGAGATGTCTTAGATTTGAAAAGGTCAATGATTTTTCAAAACTATTAGAGGAGGAATGAAGAAACTATTAACTGCAGTAATTGCAGCATCGATGTTACTACCTACTGGGGTACTAGCATCATCTATTAGACCAGGCTCGAATGTAAAACGACCAGCACCTAAAGGACCAACTTGCCTTGTGCTAGTAGATGATGGTGAATTTGTGGAAGAGAAGTGGAAGAAATGTGAGGTAGTAATAGATGAGACAGGTGTAACACATCCAATAGGTAAGATAATAAACGTAGTACAATGGAGTACCGAAGAAGAAAAATTTGAAGTGGGAGGAGCAATCGTTGGTGGTGTTGCTGGCACAGGTGTAGGATTTGCTGCTGGATTGGGTAGTTGTGCTTTTCTAGGACCATTCTGTTTGATTGCAGCACCAGCAATAATGCAAACTGGTACAATGGCAGGAGCAGGTGCTGGTGGTAAACGTTTTGGAAAGTTCTTTACTGTCATTGGTGATGATATTGATGGTAGAAGATTGATTCAAGAGTTTCGACACCCCTCAAAGAAATTAACTAAGATTACAGAGAGGCAACTACTAGATACAACTAAATTAGCAGAGGGTGAAACAAGAAAATGAGATTTAAAGCAACTGTTAATGTGAAGCTCAGAGGATCTGTATCAGATGCTGCTGGTAATGCTGTTATGAATAACACTAAGCGAGTGGCTCCTAA